GAGAAAATTAACAGAATAATAGCTACTTTTATAAAAAATAAAGGGCTTAAAGTAAGCAACTCAGCTATTGCTGTAGCAGGCAGTAAGTCTAAAAAAACATGTATTTGCGAAGTTTTCAGTATTTAACCATATTTTACCAACATCTAGGGTGATTCTCTACGGCGCTTTTTATGTTGCTAGTTTGAACTTTCAAGGGCTTACAGCTAGCGTCTAAAGTATCTCGTTAACGCCTATTGTATGCTGATTAACGTCTAAGATAATTCTTTTTACCTAGTTTTATTTATTTTTTTATTTTTTAAAATGAAAAATAAAATGAAAATAGAGCTTTTTATTTTTGATCCAGGGTATGCGCACCATGGCTTAGAGGCCATTTTTTTTTGATAAAAATAAAAAATAAAAATGGAGGGGGGCCTCCCGCCCCCTCACCCCCCCCCCCCAATGTCGGTGGATTTTGGTCTTTATTATTTTTTTATTTTTTTATTTTATATATTAATACAAGAGATAGAAGACAAGGACACCATGGCCTGAGCTAAAAATAAAAGTATTATTTTCACTTATTTTTAATCATTTACCCTTTTTTTCAAATAGTGTATAATAAAATTATGAATATTAAAGCAGTAAAGCAAGATTTTATTAAGCAAGGCCAAAAAGTTTTAGAGTATGAGCTTGCACTAGCTGTAGGTGATAATATCTCATTAGACCCTTCAGAAATTAATGTAGAGTTCCATCCTAAAATAATTAACACAATGTTGGAATTAATTAAAGCTGATACTGACATACAAAAAATTCAGGTCAAAAACACTGCTGACATATTAAATGCAATTTCAAAAGGACAAATGAATATAAATGACGCAAAAGAAATGGTGTCTCTGCTAGCGTTAATTAATGGGGACACAGGTGATGAGTCTAATGACACAAAAAAAATAATAATTGAAATAGCACAAGGTAAGTTAGAAAATGAACTTGAAAAGATTTAAAAAGCTTGTTAGTTAATAATAAGCCTTTATATTTTAGTTAAAGGCCTCTGCGGTGTTCGTCACCAGTCAAAAAGAGTAGTACGTATGTACTTATACTAGTTAGTAAGTTTCGGGCTTTAAAATTAACTTAAAATTGTTTAGATCATATCGAGATGAAAATCAATGACTTATACCTGATTTTATAATAACTTATTTTAAAATCAATAACTTACAGGAATATAAAATGGCAGGCAGATCAAGTAAAAATAAAGGGGCCAATGCTGAACGTGAATTAGCGGATATAATATTCTATGCGACAGGCGTTCAAATGGTTAGAAATTTAGAACAAACTAGAAATGGGGGACATGATCTAGATGGAATTGATGGCTTAAGTATTGAAGTTAAAAGGCAAGAAAAGTTATGCTTACTTGCATGGTGGAGACAAACACTACGACAGGCAGCGGAATGTGATAGTATACCTGTTCTTGCATACCGACAAAATCGAAAATCTTGGAAATTTATTGTTGGTTTAGATAAAATTGAGTTAAGTAAAGAAAAGTTTATACAGTGGATCCAAGAACATATAAGAATGAATAAAATAAGCTAAACCGACGCATCTATGGTCTCGTTTAACAATGTTTAATTAAATTAGTATATAAACTACAAGATTACTAAATTTTAGTCATTAAACGGCGAGTATGGGGACCTTGGTATATTACTATATACCTTTATAGTTATATTTTTTTTAATTTGAACAAGGTTAATAATGAGAGAGATTAAATTCAGGGCGTGGTGTAAATCTAATAAAAAGATGATTTATTTTAACCCAGATAAGGTAGATCAATATACTGCAACGCAATTTTATAATTTAATACATGGCAAAGATGACAGCGATGTAATGATGCAAACAACAAGCCTAACTGATATACACGGTACAGATATTTATGAGGGAGATATACTTAAATGGGTTGATTCTGATGGTGAAGAAATGGAAACATCGGTAGTTTTTAACAGGGGGCATTTATTTACTGTTAATTATAATTACACGATTGATGCTTATGCTCCTGTGGAAATAATTGGAAATATCTATGAAGTATAACGACCTAACTTGCCTCAATTTTTTTGTACAACTTAACTTATATATATATATACTTCATTAATATGCCAATGATTATAGAGTTTACTTATAAGGGTACTGTTATAGCAACCCGAAAATTAGATTTTCCTTTTACACAGCAAGGGCAAGAAAAAGCTCGTGCTTTTATACAGCAAAAGTTAATCAGGTTTCCTGAAAACTGGGATTCTTATAAAATGGTAAGAAATAACAATGACAACTTGTAACTATAGATATAGATCTACAGTTAACTTATACTAATAATGAGGTAAGTGTGTACGTAACTCAGGAAACGGCTAAAAAAATGTTTTGCCCTTTTATTAATGACAAGTGTAAAGGGAGTGAGTGTATGTGGTGGAGCTGGTATATAGCAACACCTGTTAGGCGCGGATTTCTGGAGTTTCCCGAAGTTCAAAAAGATACGGATGTTGGTTGTTGTAGAAAGTGATAAATAAAATACTTACTTTAACTCCAGCCCAGGAACATATTTTTTTTAGTTCTGAGAAATTTGGTAGATTTAGATTTTTTCCAAAAGGGAGAAGACTCGGCGCTACACACGGCGCAGCGATTGCGCATATAAAATGGATGTTAGATGGTGACACCTGTCTATGGGGTGATACAATTAATTCTAATATTGACAGGTACGTTGAAAGATATTTTAAACCTTTTTTAAGAGCTTATAAAATACCATTTAGTTGGAATGTTCAAAAAAAATTAATGAAAGTCGGTTATGGCTACACCGATTTTAGAAGCGCTGATAATCCTGAGAATTGGGAAGGTTTTGGGTATAACAGAATATTTTTGAATGAAGCAGGAATAATTCTGAATGACGAGTATTTATACTATAATTCAGTGTTACCAATGATGTTAGATGAACCTGACAGCCAACTAATTGCTGCGGGCACACCAAAACTTCTGAGATCGAAAGGACGTTTATTTTATGATTTATATAAAAAGGCAATAGATAGAGAGCCTGGCTATTATACTAAAACTTTTTCAACTTATGATAATATATTTTTAAAAAAGGAGCAGATAAAAGAGCTGGAAATGAAAATACCAGCTAATGAACGGCAACAAGAAATATATGGGAAAATGATGCTGGAGTCGGGGAGTATCGTTAATTTATCCTGGTTTCAGCGATATAAAGCTTTACCTGAATATCCTAGTAAAATAATTATTAGTTTAGACACAGCGAGTAAAGATAAACAAATTAATGACCCGACAGTTATGTCTGTATGGTACGAATTTAATAATGTTTTTTATTTAGTTGACATATTAAGAGAGTGGTTAAAGTATCCTGAGTTAAAGAGAACCACTAAAAGCTATTGTCTTAAATGGAATCCTAATGTTGTACTGGTTGAGGATAAGTCTAGTGGAATGGCACTCATTCAAGATTTAAATGTTGACAGAGATTTTAGGTGGAATATAATACCTATAACTCCTGTAATTGATAAAGTAACCCGGATGAGCACAGCCTCGCTTAATATAGAAGCAGGTCGGGTATACTTACCAGAATCAGCTCCGTGGCTACCAGTGTACGAGACAGAGATAACTACTTTTCCAAATTGCAAAAATGATGACCAATGTGATAGCACAAGTCAATTCTTAAATTGGATTAAAAAACCAACTGAAATATTTATAGGATAAAAAATATGTATTTATTAGAAAAATTAAGTGAATTTTTGAGTTTCTTTTTTATTTATAAAGATGATTATGTGAATGACGAGCTGTGTGAACCTTATGAGAAAATAGTTGTGGTTACTACGGATAACAATGCCACATTATATATAGAAGGAGATTATATACACCTACCAATGTGTACAGGATTTGAAATCATCTCTGAACCTGGAAAGATTAATCGAATACAATTTTGTCTGCTATCCAATGATATTTCGATACAGCACTCATAGCCTATTATGTGTATTTATTCAACGTCATTAGATGAGTTATTACAGTCTTCAGGGGTAGAAAAACAGTCTACTTACACGCCTCGTGCAGTTGCTAAGATTATGAGTATTTCGTATAACAGCGTTATCATGTTATGTGATACATGGACGCCAATTACATTTCAAGGGTTAGAGAGCTATAGGGTGGGTACTCATAGAAGAATTCCGCACCACTCAATAGTTTGTTGGTTAAAAAATAATTCTTCTTATGAATTATTAAGAAATTAAGATGCGTCGCTATTTGTGGTTATTTTTAGCTTTTGGTTGTAATGCCACTACTTCTCTTACGAAAGAATATTGGTACTACGACGGAGAAGACATTGTTATTTGTGAGAATAAAAGGGAAGTGGACACCTCTTGTGGTCGATTTCTTAAAAAAGATTTTATTGAATTAGGGGAAATATATGAAATATGAAAAGAGAAATATGGCGAGTTCTGTTATAAACACGCTGAGAACACCTTTTGCTAAATGGTCAGATTGGACTGTTTTTAACGCTGTGAAAAGTGGGTACAAAGTTTCAGGGTGGGTATATAAAGCTGTGTCTCTTATATCAAAAAACCTTTCAACAGTACCATGGATTGTAGTAGATAAAGACGGTGAAGTTGTTGAGGGGCATCCTCTTTCTTTGTTACTTAAAAACCCAAATCCTTTTTTTAGTAGACAGGACTTTTTTGAGCTTATAGCGGCGTGGCAACAATTATCAGGCATGGCGTACGTTAAACAGATTTTTGTGGATGGTATAACAAAGGAACTCTGGCCTATCTCGCCTGATAGAATATTTCCGGTGCCAAGTAAAGAAATGGATAAACTTATTGATAAATACGAAGTTATAGATGCCAACGGCGTGCGTAAGGTTTCGCCTGAATTTACGGTAGATAACATTATACCTTTTAAATTTTTGGATCCGTCTGACCCTACTCTAGGTATAGGTCCTTTACAAGTAGCAGCAAAAGCAGTAGATATTGATACTGACCAACTGGCCTGGAATAAATCAGCCATGCAAAATAGAGGCGTACTAGATGGGGTATTTACGTTTGCAGAAGCATTACAAGAAGGCGTTTTCGATGTATACAAACAGAAAATAAAAGAACTTTTTAGCGGAAAACGTGAAATAGGTATTATAGGGAGTAACGCAAAGTATCAACAATTAAGTTTATCACCGGTTGAGATGGATTTTCTTAATTCTCGTAAATTCAATAGAGAGGAAATATTTATTATATTTGGCGTTCCTCCTCAACTGGCTGGAGTGCAAGAAGCTACCACATACAATAATTTTAATACGGCTCGCGTTGTATTTTGGGAGACCACACTTATACCTATTTTAGAGGACATGAAAAATACACTTAACAAAGCGTTGGTTAGTCAGTTAGGTGATGGACTTTCAATCACCTACGATCTAAAAGATGTGCCAGCTTTAAGAAAAGATCTTAAAGAAAAAGCTGAAGTGGCTAAAATTTATTCCGATATGGGAGTGCCAATGGAACAGCTGAATGAAATGTTTACGTTAGGTGTGCCTGAGTATGAGGGCTGGGATAAATCAATTAAGCCTCAACAAATTCAGACCCCTTTGCAAAATAGAGGGGTCTCAGACTTGATGCTAAAAAAGTTAGATAAACGAAACGTGCAAGACTTGATAATTCTTAAAGAAAAAAAAGCTACCACTGCCTCTAAGATTTTTAAAAAAGCACTTGATGAGCAAAGAGTAGCAGTATTTAAGGCTCTTGATGAGTCGTCGGATACTAGTGGGGCTCTTGCAACAAATTCTGCATTGATGGAGGAAGCTTTGACTACTCTTTATAAAAAAACTGCTATTACTTTTGCAGGATCCGTTATAGTTGACAAACGTGGTTTAGACATAAATTTTGAAACTAGGGCCATGGACCCTATAGTTGAAGCTAACATAGATTCATTTTTACAAGTTGAAAGGGTTATTCTAAATGAGCTATCTCTTATTAATAAGTCCACCATAGCTTTAATTTTAGAAGCTGTCATAGATGCTGAGGTTGAGGGTAAATCGATTATGGAAGTGCAGCAAGCGATACTAGACAGCGGTACATTTTCTCCTGAAAGGGCGTTACGTATAGCCCGAACTGTTGCGGGTACAGCTCAAAGTATAGGACAATTATCAGGGGCTATGGCAGCAGGAGCAACTAAAAAAGTGTGGCGCGACGCTGATTTTGAAGTAAGGGAAGAACATCAACAAAGGGATGGTGAAATTGTTGGGATAAATGATCGGTTTAGTACTAAATTCGGTAATTCTAGCCCCAGATACCCTTTAGATCAACAAGCTTCAGCTTCTGATAGGATTAATTGTCGCTGCTCAATGACCTTTAGTGTCTAGTTAAATTGTTTGGGATTAGTTTTAACTGCTACGAAGCCACGATCTAAACACGCACAATATTGGATTTCATGTGTTATTGTACTTCCAGGAGCCATAGCTGATAAATTAACCCCTTCATTTAGTCTTTTTGTTAAGTGGAGTATTACATATTGATTGGTTGTATATTGAGCTAAATTTTCTAAAGTTAAGTTGACCATTTTATTCTCCAATTGGTTAATTTATTAAGTTTGTTAAATTGTTCAATTATCTCTTCTTTGTGCTTCCAATATAGATATTTTTGCTACTATTTCCGTTTTAAAGTTAATGACTTTTGAAACACCATTAATATTATTAAAAATCCTGACTAGTTCAGCGAGGTTTTTATTTGTAAGAGTTTGTATTGTATGTTTCATTTTATTATCTCAATGGCCTAGATACCTTCATTAGTTACTTCAGTTCTTCTTTTTTCTGCTTTTTGGTGTTCCTCTTTAGTTAGGTTCTCTATTTTAAGCCCTAATGATTTGCATATACAGTGATGTGTAGGTGATCCTTTTGCTATTTTATCCCCTTTACATGTTGCGCTAACATAGTGATCTTCTACCACTGTGACTTGACACTCATATTCAAACCCCCAAACATCAACTTTTACGATAATTGTATGTTTCATTTTATTCTCCAGTTAGTTAAGTTTGTGTTTTTTTCATTGACGTTGAGTTAATTATATGCCCTTTTTTTATAAAAGTACACCTTTATTTTATTCAATAATTAAAAAACGTTAACCCTTTTACACATTGTTGTATATTAAATTTGCCGCTAAAAATAAAAATGTTGTTATTTTAAACTCTTACACAACCTGGTTAGTTGTTGTAAGCTATTGATTTATAAGGTAAAGTAAAATTAAATTAAATAATTTGCTTAACCTACCGTATCTCACTTTACTTTATAAGGAAGTTATAGTATAGTTATATAAAAATTAATGACTTACCTAGTAATATGGTGGAAATGAGATGGAAATAAGAGAATCTGACCAAAAAAGAGAAATACGGTCTATCGGTGAACTTAGATCAGTCGATGAAGATGGCACATTTGAAGGTTATTTGACAGTATGGGATACTGTAGATGATTATAACTCGACATTTACTCGTGGATCGTTCAAAAAAACTATTCAAGAGCGAGGTAATAAGGTCAAAATCCTGTTCGATCATGAACACTTAATCGGGTCAAGCATTGAATTAAGGGAAGATGATCATGGTGTTTTTGGGCGTGGTAAGTTGAATCTAGACGTTGAAAAGGCAAAAGAAGCCTATGAATTCATGAAGGATGGAACACTAGATGGTCTATCCTTTGGATTTCGTACCATTAAAGAAGGATTTGTAAATGGTGTGCGCCAGATAAAAGAGGTAATGCTATATGAATTTGGTCCTAATACTTTTCCAGCTAATGATGAAGCTTTAATCACAGACGTTAGATCACAGGATTTTACAGAGAGCTTGAATGATGAAGGACTAGACGAAGAAGCTTGGATTTTAAAAAGAGCGCTTCAGTCGACATTATCTGATATTTGGTGGGCTTCCGATACAACTTCTGAAAATGTGATACCTAAATTAGACTCTGGATTGGCTGACTTCCACGCTGCTTATTTAGATTATGCCCAACGTTGGATTGCAAGATACTGGGTTCAAGGGTCTGAATTTAGGTCCTCCCCTTTTGACAACGACCTTTCAAATACGTTTTCAAAACATTTATTAGAAACAAGAAAAAGTATTTTGGATATTGCTGGCAGCAGCGAATTTACAGTAGGGGAACTACAGAAACTTAAACAAGGTGAATTGATAGATAACCGTAGCAAGCTTACTACATTATCTAATGACGTTCAGCTTGCACATAGAGAGCAACGAAACAAAGCCGTTGAAACACTTTGTTCAGAGTTAAGGGGTTCATTAACGAACTCAGAAAAAACGAGGATAAGGGCATTACTTGAACCCGTGATTGAATCACAGTCTGAGCCAACGCTGGAATCTGAAATTAGAGGTTTAACAGAATTTTTTAGCAAGGTTGGAGAAAAGTAATGAATGAAGAATTAAAAAAATTGTTCAATGAGATGCGACAAGCGCATGAAGCATTGACAAAAACAGTTGATGTGAAAATTGAAGAAGTTAGAAAGACAGGCTCAGCTGACAAAATGACTTTGGAAACTATTGAAAAAATCAATACAGACCTAACTGAGCTGCGTGGTAAGTATGATGCTTTGGTTATTGCAGGACAGCGCCCCTCTGTGGGTTCTGGAAGTGATGAAGCTGACAGCCCTGAACTGCAGACCCGCAAATCAGCATTTGATAAATTTATACGTTATGGCTTTGGCGAAACCGGTCGAGCCGCGATGGATGAAAATGAAATTCGAGCACTGTCTAGTTCATCGGATAAAGACGGGGGTTTTTTAGTTCCATCAACTTTTGAAACTGAAATTATTACTCAAGCTTATAATGAAGCTGAGTTAAGAGCAATTTGTAATGTTGCTTCAACGGGTAGGGACGTAGTTCAAATGGCTGCGATTTCCAAACCTGTTGTATCATGGGGAACTCGCAATCTTGCAATTTTACCACAAGATTTGCAAGCAGGTGGTGAACGTCTCGAAATTTTTGATCTTAAAGCGCTAACTTTAATTGCCAACAATACCTTGGACGATTCCGCTGCTGATGTGTGGGCTGAGCTACGTGACATGTTCTCGATGGCTATTGCTGAGACTGAAGATGATGCTTTTGCATCGGCAGCAGGTGATAAAATGCCTCAAGGAATTATTTCGGATGACCGTGTACAAGCTAATTTTAAGGCGTCGGGTGTTGCAGGGGCGTTGTCAGATGGTTCTAACAATGGTGTTGATGCTCTCATCAATATGTTGCAAAGTATCAAAAAAATGTACCGTCGGAATTCAACCTGGGCTATGAATAGTACAACTGAAGGGGTTGTCCGTCAATTTAAAGATAGTCAAGGTCAATATTTATGGCAGCCTCCTGTTCAGCCTGGTAATCCATCTACATTACTGGGTCGACCTCTTGTTAACCCTGAAGGATTACCAGACGTTGCTGCTAATTCATTTCCAATTATTTTGGGTGACTTCCGCAAAGGATATAAAATTCGTGACAGAGCCGGTGTCACAGTTCAGCGATTAGTTGAAAAATATGCCGAGTACGACCAAACCGGTTTCTTAATCAAGAAACGTGTTGGTGGTCAAGTTACGCTTCCTGAGGCCTTCGTATTGATGAAAGTTTCTACTTAACAAGCTAAGTAGCTGACTAAAGCAGGGATAACATCCCTGCATTTTTAAGAATTGGTTTATTTTGGAGTTATAAGATGAGAAAAGATGTAAAAAGTAATTATGATTTAATTGAGTCACATGCCGCTGCTTCACAAGCGATTGGCTCTGTGAATGGAATTTCTGTTGACCATGCGAAAGCAAGTTCGGTTTCGTTTTTATTATCTATTGGTACAGTAGGTGCATCTGCAACAATTGATGCAAAAACACAATATTCAGATGATGCGATAACATGGACTGATTATCCTGCTCTAGACGAAGCGGGTAATGATGATAGTATTGTTCAAATTGTTGCGGCTGGTAATGCTGAATTGCATATCCCCAATCCGCGTGCCAGATATTCACGCGTCGTCACGACTGTAGCAGTTGCCGCATCTGTTCTATCCGTAGTAGGGGTTCTTGGTCCGTTGAGACATGTAGCTGCTTAATCGTTGCATTAATTTTACAAAGGGTGAATTATGAAAATTATTACAGTTAAGATGCTGGAAGACCAGACCGGTTCCCCAGATGGGATCTCGGTCATTGAATACAAAGAAAACCAGGTGTATAATTTGCCGGAACCATTGGCCTTGGTATTCACAAGTGATCTTGAAGTTGCTATTATCTATGACGATGAAGACGAACCAAGTTCTGAGTCTGACTTAGACGAATTAGAATAATAAAACAAATATTAACTAATTAGAAGGATACAAACGGCTTATCTATAAGCCATTTGTTTATATTATGGCAAAAGAATTAGAAGATTTCAGGCAAGGTGATACTAAAAGGGTTAAGATAGACTATGGTACGGGTGTAGATATTACTGGGTATAAACATTGGTTAACATTGAGAGTAGAATTAGGAGACACAAATATAATCGCTCAGGCGTTCAGTGTAGCCGGCAGTCATGCTTTAGATCAGGTATCCAATGGGATAGCATTTGTACAACTTGAGTCTGATATTAGTAAGCTCATACCGCCTGGAAAATATGTTTGGGATGTTCAAAGAGTTGTGCCTGGGACATCCCCACCGGATGTTCTAACACTTGCCCCGTCTATTAAGAATTTTAATGATAAAGTCCAGGTTTTTCAGGGTGTTACGATAATCGATGTATAGAGGTAAATAAAAATGAGATTTAAAGCATTAATAAACTTTAAAAGTAAGGAATTTTCTGGTTCCCAATATGTCGCAGGAATGTTGTATACTGTGCGAGAAGGGAATACTAAATTGCAAGATATGGTCACTAGGTGGGAAACAGCAGAACTATTTAAGGCTAACGAAGATTTAGAATTCTTTGGTGAAAAGATAGAACAAGGATCAACAAGCTATCACATAAATGATGATTTTAAGCCTGTCGTAGACTCGTGGGTTGCAGCTGGAAAAGCTGAGTATATTCCTGGCAGTCTAATTTCATTGAATGTTGAAAATTCAAATAATTTAGGGGTTAGATAAAATGGCATTAACACACACAACCGCAGTCAGAAATAGTATATCAGATGGGGTGGTAGACCAAATAGATCTTGGTGTAGCCGATGCGAATGGTGATTTAGTTTATGCCACCGCAGGAGATGTGGAGGTTTCAGTTGGTGCTTTTGCTAATCCGGCATTTGGTGCATCTGTAAATGGAGTTGCAACAGCGAATACAATAACCGACGATCCAAGTTCAGCTGGTGGTACTGTAGCTATAGTTATTGTTAGGGATAGGGACAATACAGAACTATTCAGAGGTAGTGTGACAGCGATAGGTGGAGGAGGTGATGCAGAATTGACAAGCGTCGTAATTGTAGCTACAGAACCTATCAAAACTACATCAATGACATATACGGCCTCTACATAAGTACCTCCATTGGTCAGGGAGATCAATTTATAAAGGTGATGTAGACTATGAATAAACAACAAAAATATCATTTATTTTAGTAACTGTTAAAAATTTTAATACCAGGTAATCCATTTTTATAACAAAATGCGAGATAAAAATGGATTACCTGGTATTAAAAACAGAATTACAGGGGCTAAATACTCTACAATGTCCGACCAGCAAGCAGCAATAGATTTAAATAATAAAGAGATTGTAAAAATGCCAGATTATAGCGTACTAAAAACAAAATTAGCTGACCCTACGATAGCTATATTAGCAGATGATACTGCACGGAGTGTTGAACTGAATACCCCGAATATTCCAGTTAAGAAGCCGATTATCGTTGTAGAGATAGAAAAATATTTAGCGGCTACGCATAAATATATTCCTATCATTGATAGTGCTGATACTAATGCCCGCGAAGCAGTACTTGCATTGCAAAAATTTAATAGTTTTGATACTGAAAATCCCGTTTATTTAGCCACATTGACATCCATTTTAGATGGGTTGGTCACTATTGCATTGTTAAACACTGCTGATAAAGATTACATTTTAGGCATGGCAGATACAGCAATTTCCTGGGCTGATAACAATTGGTCTGGAGAAGTTAAAGATGGCGACGTACAGGCAGCGAGGATGCAATAATGTCAGGAGAACATATAGCAAGAGAACTGTCTGTAATCAACGCCACAACCAGTGGAGCATCATTAGCAGATACTGTGTTCAGCACGGTAGCTGATGTTAATCAAGGTTATGTAGCATTGACCGAAGGTCTAGCGGCTGGAGATTCGCACACATTAGCTGATTTAGTATTTAAAGGGACATTTGCGGCTGCTCCGGTATCAGGGCAGTCTATCAATGTTTATCGTCGAGACATGAATATTAATGTCACTGACGATGCACCTGCCCCATCAGCAGCCTATACTAATATTTTTATTGCGTCTATTATTTTATCAACAGACATAACCCAGACACTTAGTCATCCTGCTGTTCCTATTTCTAAAGATTGTACCTTTTATATAGAGAATGACAGCGGACAGACGTTAAATTCTGGCTGGTTGTTGACGGTGATTCCTAAAGGTTTTGGTGTTGCTGCATAATGCCTGACATTATCCTGCCTGATAGAAAACATGAAACCTTGGAACTATATTATCCAGAGCGCAAACCTGTGGGAAATGTTAGGTGGGACTTTCCAAAAATGAAAGGTTCTTGGATTAATTTCAACAAAGCTAATAGCGTTTCTGGCGTTAAGTCTACTTTGACATCAAGCGGTTTAGTCAAGGGGGGGGATCTTATTACTGATGGTGTAGCCCGTGCTATGAGCCTAGATGAAAGCGGGGATGATGCACTATGGCCGTCTTTTAGTAATTTTAGTTATTTTATTCGGTTTAAATTGTTGACAACGCCTGTCAACGGTACAAATAGCACCATATTTACAAATGCCACAAAAAGAACAGCCAATTATTTCCTCTTATATTCCAGGGTTAATAATGGTGGCCTATTTAAAATAATAGGGGCTATTGGATTATTACTAATGGACCCAGGCAGCTATGAGTATGCACAAGATGACTGGCTAAACGTTTTAATAACTAGAAATTCAGCTGGCCTTTGTGGATTATACGTAAACGGTGAATTAAAAATCACTATCACAAACTCAGAAGAAATATATAATCGGCATGGAAGCAATTTTCATGTATTGGGTGCAGGAACAACCGATATAGATCCATCAATAATGGGCGTTGAGAGTTGTTTTATTTCCCATGAACATATTGCGCCTCAAAAAGCAATTATGCTAACAAAAACCCCTTATCAGTTCTTAATCCCGTCATGATCAGCAGAATAAGGCTAAACAGTGCAACTGGTGGTGTTTCTTCAAACGTATCATTGTCTATTGCTAATAGTTCTATTATACAGGGAGTCAAGAGTAATAAATCGACATCATCTGCAAATACTAATAATACCCTGACTATGCAAGGATTGAAGATCACACTATCTAGTATACTATGTTTTGTAATAAATAGCTTATTACAAAATGGAATTAAAGGAGGGAAAAGTGATTTAGGGTTTTCTCAACTGAGTGTTACTAATATTACCAGTGTTAAAAGGTCTGTCTCCATTAGTGACATTGACCAAGTGTCAGATATTACCATAAGCGGTAAAATCACAGTTCTCGGAAGTATACAGTTAAATATCGGTTCAAGCGAAATTCATTTTTTATATTCACTCGGCGCAACTGCTAATGTGACCTTGATTACATCTGGCAATTCGTTTCTATTGTCAGGTATAGTAGGAAGAATAAGCACCTCGCACACACAAACTGGATCGGAGTTGTTGGATATATTAGGGGTTAAAAATGTAAGTACCGTTATACTTTTAACCTCCTCAGATAGTGTGTCTAAAGTAATATCTAAAAAGAATTCGTTATCAAATATAAATACGAATCAAAATATACATGTACTGGTAATACGTGATATTCTTGTTTTAGTGCCTGACGTTGTTTTTGATTTAATAACCGTAGTAGAAATTATTGATGTAATAAAAGGATTATGATGCACGATTCTATGGACACAACAAAAAGAGAACTTGAAAAATTAAGCCAGCGAGAATACTCAAATTTTAAAATGACCCTTTCTCTGCTAAGGGAAATAAAAGATGAGATACACGCGAATAATAATCATGTCACGGAGTTACACGCTGCTACTGAATTAAAGATGTTAAAATTAAAAGCTGAAATATATGATACAGTTTTTGACAGGCTAGTTGATAATAAAGAATTTTCTTCAGTGAAAATACGAGTAGATAATGAAATTGTTTCGATTAAAAAGATTTTAGAAGCTAAAGTTGATAAAAGTAGTGTTAAACTAATATGGTTTACATTAACAGCTGTTACTGGTATTTTAATGGGTGTGTTGACTTACAAAGGAGATTAAATTATGTTTTTTAGATGTTTTATATTTGTAAATATACTGATTACCCTTGGGCTTCTACTTGGTTGCGAAGCCCAAGTAGATACGATACATAAGGAACGTGTGAAATATTGCTCCAAAACTAGTGATTCTATCACAAAAAAGATAGCCATAAAGGTTATACAGACAAAACTCCCTGGGTATCCAGAAGGGGGGATTTGTGTCGGTATAACTGATTCAGAAATTAGAGGTGACTCATGAACAAAATATTATTATTTTTGTTTTTAATTCAATCTACAAATAGCCTTGCAGCTGATACTAAGTATTGGGAGGTGTGCAATGGTAAAATATATCATTGTATCAAAACACATAATATAGAAAAATGTAGTGAGTTCCCATCTAAGTATTTTAAGTATAGGGTAATTATCATCAAGGTTGGTAAGCACGTCGTAGGCTGAATGTTTGGCTTAATTGTATCTGTTTTGGAGAATGACTATGAATTGGTTTTTAAACTTATTTAATATATTTAAAGACGAAGAAAATGAAACACAAATACAAGAAGTGAAACAAGTCAGAAAAATAGAACAAGTTAAAAAAATTAGCAGAAAATTTGTCGTACTAAGTATTGCTCATTATCCTAAAAGCCCCGGTGCTGGTTATAAAGGGGTTTACGAGCATGAAGTTTCAAAACCTTGGACTTTTGAGTTAAAAAATCAACTTGGATTGTTGGGTATAGATTGTGCTGTATCACCTGTTGGGCTACTAGATGATAAGGTTAGATTTATAAATTCAGTGGATGCTGATGCTTGTTTAGAAATCCATTTTAACGGTGCTTATAATCCCAATATAAGGGGAGTTGAAACATTATATTGTCCTGGCTCCATCAAAGGCAAAATGTTCGCTAGATCAGTACATATGGTCTATGCTCCAACTATGGGAGTGAGAGATCGAGGTGTAAAAGAAGGATGGTACAGAATGGACAGACCTGGGTTTGAAGATTATCCTGGCGACAAAGATGGTGATGAAAGAAAAGATTATTTCCTAGAGTATACCCGGTGTCCCGCGTTGATATTAGAACCTGATTTTATATCTCAACTAAATAACATAGACAATAGCATGAAAGAAGCGTGCCAAATGATTGCCCTAGGTATATCTAATTATTTGAGGAGTTAACATGGCTATTGAACTTGTTTCTTTTGACGAATTAAAATTATATCTTGGTTTAAGTAAAACAGAATTAGATTATCCTGAATTAACACTTATCCAAGAGTCAGTCGTTTCAGCTGTTGAGAGTTACACTAGACGTATACTAACTGAGGATAAGTACTCGAAGACCGTTTTTGTGTTTTGTAAGACAAAAATGATTATGTTAGATGCTATCCCGATTAAAACAATAAGCAGTATTTTAATAGACGGGATTGCTACGACTGATTATAAGATAAAGCAATACGGTGTCCAACTTGATAAGTATGTTGAAGATGTAGAACTATCTATTAGCTATACAGGTGGGCTAGAAACGGTAAATTCAATAATAAAACGGGCTGCATTATTACAGACGGTTTATGAATTTCAAAATAAGGATTCTATTGGTATTCAAACCATAAGCACTGATGGGGGAACAACAGTTAAACCTGAGCTAGGGCTTCTGAAAGAAGTAAAAATACTGCTAGACGGACATATCCACCCATTTCCTGTATTTTAACCATGGCTGAGATAACAACGACAGTAGTAGGAAATGAAGAAGTTTTAACTCTTCTCAGGGAACTTCCAGAGGAATTGTTTTTATCTGCTAGAAAAACAATAGGTATCTCAACTTTTTCTGTCCATGCTAAAGTAAGTAGTTACTCAGGGGGGCTAAAAAATAGATCAGGTAGGCTGAGAAGAAGCCTGATACCTGTTGTTAAAGGGGACCGGATACAAACATTAGTAGGAAGTGTATCAACAAATGTAATTTATGCCCCGATACAGGAAAAGGGTGGAGTTGTACGGGCTAAAAATAAATATTTAGGTGTACCAGGTGGTCCATATCTAAATATCCCACTGTCTGCAAATAAAACGGCAGCGGGGGTTCTTAGACAAAATGCTAGATCTGTATTCTCGGCGGGTGGGTATATTATAAAAAGTAAAAAGGGAAATTATATTGTAATGAGTGGTGAAAATATTCCAATGTTTGTTTTAGTTAAACAAGTTACCATAAAACCTAGATTAAATATGATTAAATCGGCGGAGGAAGAAGTGCCAACGTTGCTATCTAACCTAAATAATATTCTACTTGAGGGATTATAATGGATGCACAATTATTGATATTAGATGAGATTGGTCTACGTCTTGAAGGACTAAGAATTTTAAATGGGTATAGGTTTGATGTTGAAAAAACATCAATTCATAGAGCTAAATTAACTCCCTTTAAATTTGGTGATTTACCTGCGATTAATTATTGGCCGACGCCTGACACCTTGGCTGGAAAACAAAATGGAATGGAAAATAGAGAGCTTAATATAACGATAGAAGGATATTCAGTTACCAGAGATGTCCCGTTCACTGATTTAGCTATAAAATTAGGAAACGACATCATCACTACATTATTCCGGAGTACAGCACTTCCAAAGGTAACAGATCCACTATCTCCTGCTTTAGGAGGATTAATAGAACAACTATCTATTGACTCAATAACACCGATGATAGTGGAGGGTCAGCAATCCTGGGTAGGTGTGTTGGTGGAGATAACTGCATCATATAATATAACTGTTGGGACCTTCTCAGCAATAACCAAGTACTAAAAAAAAAATGAGGAATAAATATGTCAAATGAAAATAGTAAATTAGAGATTGAAACTGGTGTCACACCATACCCAATACAAACGTTAACCGATTCGGGGGATGCAAAAACATTTACAAGCAACGCGGTCTTATTTTCGGAGGATGGTATTAATGCCCCTGTAATCAGACCAAATGGCTTGTTGACTGGTGGTGTTGCTTCAATCGCGGCATCTGGATCTAATAATGTTATAGATTTAGCTGCACTAACGATGAATCTTAATGGTGTAGTAACCTCAGTCACAGCTGGTGTAGATGTTGCAGTTACAAGAGCTTCAACAGATGTTGCATCAATAAGCTCTATAACTATCAATAGCTCTGGTGTGGTGACTGTTATTAAGGGAGTGGATAGCACTAATGCAACACTATCTGAGACCCGTGGAGCTGCTGGAGGACCGGCATTTATTCCAGTTGGTAGTGTTGAAATTGCACAGGTGAGAACGACAACAAATGTTGCAGGTGTATTTACAATGACAGAGATTTTTCAAACTGTTGGAACGCACTTAGAAAAAGCTGATTTTCCTGTATTCACAGTGGATAATTTTAATGCTACTGTTGCATTCAATACTCCTTTACCCTTGTCACATACCGGTTCAGTAGCTAAAGCTGTTTACGCATCATACGCCGATCCTATTTTTGCTGAACAAAATTTTGCTAATGATTTTGTTCCTGCTGAAAATTCGCATTCTGTAACATCTGAACAGGTTTACGGGGCTACGGTCGGAACATCTGCGACGACGCTTGGCCAGGGTTCATTTACTGCAATTTTAAAAGATGGTATTACAGACACCTTGATAGGGCTTAAAAATAAAACCTTATTTTTTAAGTACTCGCAGGATAGAACTAAAGCACCTCATATTTTATCGCAAGGTAAACTAGGGTTGGCTAGAACATTTAATGCTTCTGATAATCCTAAAGTTTCCTGTACTATCTCAGCAGACGCTGAATCTATTGAGCGGGCGTCTTAATGGGGAGATTTAACAAAACAAAGTTTATCAAACAACAATTTATACAGAGAGTTGAAGAGGTTGAAGTTAACTCTTTGCATAAGTGGTTTGATTTATCTGAGACGGATAGAAAATGGTTTTCTGCCAGTAGTCAGGAGAAAAGTGCCCTCATCAAGGCGGGTATAGAACCTTCTATTTGCTACTGGTGTGTTAGAGGGTTGACTGGTTCTGAAGTAGCTAATGTTATGTCAGTAACTGAAAAAACTAGAACACTATCTACACTAGTTGAAGCTATATCGAATAAAAGTAATGTTGACGATATAAAGGAAGCGATAGGAATAGGTACGGACACCCCACTTGATATAGCTAAAAGATTAGAACAACTTGTCTATGGGTCGGTTGATCCAGTTATGTCTCATGATGTAGCTATAAAATTAGCTGAAAATTTTCCAGTTGAGTTTTATGTTTTGACAAATACAATCAATAAGCTAACTGGCTTAGGGATGGATTTAAAAAAGTAGAACGCCTCTGGCAAAATGTAAATTTCCGCAATGTGATGACTTTGTTAGATGGTCGCGGAGGTGGAAGGTTTTTGTCTGAGGCCGTACCTCTTGAGTTTCCGCAACTAGGTGTGTCACCTGAAGAAGTTGCATTATGGGAACTATATTACAAGAATAAAAAACTGAGCACTGAGTAATATGGCTAATATTGAAAAAACGATAGAAATAATATTTGGTGCGATAGATAACACAGGTACAGCAATATCGAGTGTGTCTAAAAATGTGTCAGGGGCGATAACAAATATTTCGGGTGTAACTAAACCCTTGGCCGATTTGACTGACTCTCTAGTTTCTCTAGAAATAGGTATAGTTGCTGCTGGTGCAGCATTAGTTGGATTCTCCATTAACGAGGCAGGACAATTTCAAACCTCAATAGGGGAGATTGGAGCGTTATTTAATGCAACTTCAGATCAGTCTAAAAAACTAGGAAATGACATTTTATCTTTTTCTAAAGATAGTGTCTTTTCAATTAATGATATAAACAAAGCTACGTTCACAGCTATCTCCACAGGGACTAAGTGGACAGAAGTTACAGACACACTTGCAATATCACAAAAGTTAGCCGTCGCTGGATCTGCTGATTTAGCAACTGCAACCGCTGCCTTAACTAGGACGCTCAATGCCTATGGTTTTGAGGCGTCTGAAGCTGAAAGAGTTTCTAATGCCTTGTTTGTTGCAGCGCAATTAGGTGATACCAACCTGACTGAGCTAGGAAATAATTTTGGTAATTTAGCTGCAACCGCATCCGCATCCAATGTATCACTAGAGGAATCACTAGCTGCCGTATCTGCATTAACAGTTAGCGGAATAAAAACGGCTGAGGTTATGACCCAGCTAAAGGCACTCTTTAGAGAGTTGTCTTCACCTTCTAAACAACTAGCCTTAGCTTTAGGCGGAACAACTATAGAGGCAGATGGATTACAGGCCGTTCTTCAAAAAGTAACTGAGGTTACAGGAGGAACACAAGCAGGGACAGATAAACTATTCAGTTCTGTCGAAGCAGTAAGTGCAGCTTTAATTTTAGGTAAGGATTCAACAGGTGCTTTCAATACTGCCCTATTGGAATTGGCAGATAGTTCCGGTAAAGTAGAAACAGCATACTCAAACTTAGTTGATAATTTTACAAACCTTAATCAAAATTTAGCTAATAATGTTCGTGCTGCTTTAATTAGTGCAGGTGAAGATTTACTCGATGAGTATGGTGGTATCACTAAAGCACTATCAAATATTTTTAGTGTCTTGGGGAAGGATGTTTCTGAAGGAGGGTTAAACGCTGTTATTTCTGCAATAGAGAGTTTTGGTTCAGACGCTAGTACATTACTAGACGGTATAGCCAAAGCGTTGCCGAAAGCCCTAAATGACGTGGATTATAGCGGGGTAATAAGTTCTTTTTCAGCGTTGTTTAGCGAAATATCTAAAATAACTGGAGGAATAGATTTAACTGATAACGGTCAATTAACCGATTCTATTCAGTTTGTTATTGATAGCCTAGATAGTTTAACCAGGTTTATAACGGGGGTTGTCCAGGCCTGGAATCCTGTTATAGATCAAATATTTAATGCTATCGACGCATTCAATAAACTAAGTGACGCAGAAAAAGAAACAGCTGGGAATATAGGTGGTATTTCTCAAGTGTTTGAGAAATTTAAAGGATTCTTGCTTGCAGGCACAGCGGCTCTAGAAACTTTTGCAAGTGCGATAAATATCATAGCTGGATCGTTAGTTGTAGGTGTTTTGAGTGGTATTTCAAAAGAATTAGAAGTAACGGCTATATCGTCAGCACTTGCCAGCTCAAGCATAAGTAAATTCATACTGCTATTGGGAAAAGGAGGACTACTAGGTGCGGCTGGCGCGGCTGGGTTCGCCCTTGGTGATTTAATTGGTGCTAAGGATGGTGTGGATTCGTTAATACAGAAATTCACAGGGATTGAAGGTCAAACGTTAGGCGGGGCAATATTTGACCTTTTACATTCAGGGGATAACGCTACAACAGGTAGTGCAATTCAGGATATAGGCACCACGATAAGTAGTGTTGCTGATTCAGCAGGTAAATCTGTTCAGGTAGTGGACAGTGCTGTTGATAGCCTAACGGATTATGATGCTATTGTTGCAGAAGTTGCAGCTAATTCAATAGCTGCAACCGACCAGACAAATAGTTTTTCAGAAGGAATGAAAGAGCTGGGTTTTGCCGTGGATCCTGTAACAGGGGCGATAAGCAAAATAAAAACAACTATAGACGAGACAGCGGATAGCCAAGAAAGAGCAGGAGATATAGCTAGAGGCTATACACTAGATTTGGTAAATGGAGTACCCGTATACACACAAGTTGGGAACGGTCTTCAAAAAGTTTCTAACGCTTTAGAAAATACAAAAGAAAAAACTAGCCAGTTAACTAAGGAACAAGAGTTAGCCATAAATAATACTGCTAGATTTGAGGAAACACTTGCACAACTAGCATCCAATGAACGTATTGCCGCGTTTGAATTTACTGCAGAAATAAGAGTTGCCGAGATAGAAGCAGATGCTAAGAAAGTTACTGCTGCTTTTGATACCATCGCTTCTAGTGTTCAGTCAGCAAATGATTTAACTTCCAGCCTCTTTTCCCAATTATCCGATCCTAACCTGAGTGGATTTGATAAATTTACATTGGAAAAAGGGATACGTGATTCCCAGAAGCAAGCTAGAGAACAGCTTCAAGAACAAAAAAAGTTGAACAAAGCCCAGGTGGACAATCTTAATGCTAGAACTAAACTTATAAATAGTGGAGGATCAGAGATTATTATAAAAGCTGAAAACCTTGCACCTGAACTTCAAAAAGTTCTAGAGGCATTAATAGATAATATAAGAATAAGTGCTATTAACCAAGGATTGGAGATATTAACATGATAGGAATATCATCAGTATCATATGACCCTAACGGGTTTGTAATGTTAAAAGAAGATGTTAATACCTCTATTCCAGTATTTAGTAGAAGGGTCAGCAAAACTGCGACATTAGATGGTAATAGTGTAGTAAGTGACTTGGGATATTCCGCGAGTGATGGAGATTTTTCAGTTGAAGTATCAAATATAAGTAAAGAAGAAATTGATACATTAATATATCTTATAAAAACTTACAGTGTGTTAAGATTATCTTCAAATATTGGAAGCTTTGAAGTTTCAATGAGTAGGTTGAATACTAATTCGATACCCATACTAATTGACTTTTTAATAATTAAAGAAATATAGGGGATTAAAATGACAGGATTTACGCCAGATGAAGGGGAGTCTTTAGTTCTAAATCTAGTATTGAATAATGCAGATGTTGATAGAGGTACAGATTTAGAATTATTACTTTTTACTAATGTTGGAGTCACAGATACTATAACCGCCTCGACATTGACAGAGCCCACTGGTACTGGATATGCTAGGATAAATTTAGTTGATGCTAACTGGACAGGGGGTGTTTATGCAAAACAAACATTCACCACTGGTGCCGGAGGGTGGACGGGTTCCATTGAAGGATATGCGATTATAACAAAAGGTACTACACCAAGAATTGTAACAATAGAAGTTGATGCAAATGGACCTTTCACCTTTGTTGAAAACGATGTATATGAAGTAACACCCACTATTTTAGCAGACTAGTGAATAATGGCTACCCACATCATAATAGGTAACTCTTTAGTTACTGTAACATCTAATGCAATTCTTAGCAAACATAAGGTTTTGCAGGCGAATAGTTCAGCAAGTCTTATTATAATAACTTCAACATCTGTACTATTTAAGCATCGGCAGTATATAGCTTCCCTATCATCGAGCAATCTAACTATAATATCTGATTCATTACCAAAACTAATATCAGAATCTGGTAATGAAGAAGTTTTAAGTAGAACGTATGAATGCACAATAACTGGTGCAAATAATGGATTGTCAGATTTAATTATTCCAATAAGCTCCATAGGACTACAACTAGATGGGATAACATTAAATTCGTCGATGCTAATAGTCTGTCCTGATGGAAATACTTATGGAAGTGATATTGCAGCTAGAAAAGATGGAACTATAAAAATAGTATCAACAGATTTTTTAAAAACTGGTGCTATTATTCTTGTTACTGTACTAGAACATAACATAGCAACGGTTATACTAAATAATGGATCTAAAAATTATAGTGTCAATTTAAATGGTATAGCAATAATACAGCAATCTTCTTTTAAATCGTATAATGCAAAAACTGCATCCTATATAGCTACCGACCCTAGTGGTAATAATAGATATAGACTGAGTATAATAAGTGAAATTCTCCCTGGTGATAAATTACTTATTCCGGGATTTCCTGAAGTAACAGTGGGTAGAGTTGCCATAAATATAAATCCAACTGTTAGGACAATGGAGATCACTGCAGATGGGTAGAGCAATCATAGAATCAGAGCAGGGAAAAGGTTTATATGAAATAAAAGTTTTCTATAACATGGATAGGGCTTTAGCTAAAAAGAAGAATTTAGAGAATAATAAAAAAGTACTCGATAAATATATAAAAAAATTAACAATAGCCTTAGATAACTTAGATATTGAAAAAAATATTTTAGTTAACAATATAAATCAAGCAATTAGTATATCTATAGGTAATGTGGGGGGAGGAGTAGAGATACTGAACGAGGATTTAAAGCTAATTAGTGCTGCAATTGCAAAACTTACTTTAAAACAAGCAGAAATAAATGAACAACTAGTGCCTTATAAAGCTTCCCTATTAAGACTAGCAAATATTGATTTAGAATTAAAAAGAATAAGTGCCGCCGAAGAAAAATATGTAACACCAAATATGGTTTATGCGTGGTGTATCGACTATACCGAAGGCCTTAAGAAGAGTTTGCTTGTTGGTACTATAGAGCTATTTGATGATACAAATAAACCTTTGGACGAACCCATACTCATTCAATCTAAAGGTAGCGCGAAAGATCCTAAAATAATACAACCAGCTATATCATCCGGAGGTATGGCAATAGCCTATAATATTACAGCACTCCCTGCATTACAAAAGTATAAACCACTGTATAGGAGTGGTATAATATCAAATATAGATTATTTAAACGATACTTGTGATATTTCTTTTTCCAAAGAACCACAATTCTCAGCAATACGAGGGTTTATAAAAGCAGATAAGTATAAAATAATAAGTAATAATCTAGTCGGATCCCCGATTAGATATATGGATTGTGACGCGGAGGCTTTTGTTAATAATGATAAAGTTGTTGTTGAATTTGCATTGGGATCTGATAATAAAACTTTAGTTGGAACTGTAGTAGGCTTTGTTTCAAACCCATTTAAATGCCCAGTTAATATATATTTAGAAACTGGATTTTTAGACTTAGGTTTTGCAGGGAGATGTGGGGAACAAAGTTTCCTTCCAAGTAAGCTATTCCTTGATTCAATAACACAAACTTATTCAAATTCTATATTAAATCCAATGCTGTTGAATACTAGGTCTATCCCTTCAGATTTAACACAAGATTCTCCATTTTTTGGAAATAAACCAATAAATGGTCAAGATAGTATTGCAGTCGGTTGTCTTAATAGAGACAAGGTTGAAAAGATAATTGACTATTGTATGAATGAATATAATGCTGGTGGTTATTGTTCTGGTTTAAATTTCAAAAAAGAAGCACAGCTTAAAATACCAAGTAGCATGTTTAGCGGTAAACTTCAATTATTTGTTCAATCTATTTATGGTTCAAATTTACAATCATATAGAATCTCTGGTAAATTTGATTTAGAAATTAGTTATCCACAAGAGGATTTAGCAATATACAAACCTGTCATTCTTTCAAGGAAGCTTGAAGGGGGTGCTATTTTGTATACAACAGATAATTACAGGTATTTTTTAATAACTTATAGTTTAGGGATTATAACTGCATATCCTATGGATTTAACACCTGCTGGAGAAGAATTTAGGAATTTACTATTAGTAAGTAATAGACTTAACGATGTTCAGTATGTAACTAGGGTTGAAGCTTATATTTTATCCACAGCTAAAATAAACAGCAAAAATAAAGTTCAAACCAATTTATTAGGTGAGCAGATACCTGGATTTGTGGTTGATTATGGTTGGCATGCCACTTGGAAAGGGGATAGATCAGTTTGTGTTACTTATGTCACTGACCCTACACCTCCTGTAACACCGAGATACTTGTCCACGAAAAATGAAATGGTGATACGAGAATCTATTGATATTACATCTGGCAGAATATCATTATCCTTTACTAATTCAACTCCTATAGTAGATCAAGAATGGTGGCCTAGAACTAGTTTATTTCATGTACTTACATTTTCAGAACAAGCTGAGTCAATGTTTCCAATACCGTATCCCGCAGTTGTATTTGATGGGTTTGAGGGTAACTTTGATTCTATAGTATATGTTTACATAGAGCGAGATTATCTTACAGGGGTTGAAACGGAGATTGATGTTAACGTTTATATGGACATAAAAATCGGTACAAACACTAATTTTGAGTTGACTAACTTTACAGAGTTTACTGCAATAGCTCCATTTGAGACGAATAATACAACTAATGTTCTTCCTTTGCTTGCCGGTGAAAGTGGTATAAAGGTAAATGGTGCAATACTAGCTAATCAAAAGTTAGAGCATATAAATAATAGGAGTACAGCTTCTTGGAGAAACACGGTGAGTTCACCTGTTGAAAGAGGATTTCTAATTGACTTAAACGGTGAACTTAATTCAGCTCAGAATAATAATAGTGGGATTCAATATGGTTTGAACAGTGGGCTCACACTAAACCAGACTAAAGAGCTTCCTTTTTTTAACCCTACCAATGGGACAACTGAAAATGTGACTGCAAATTGGGCATGGCGTGCAAAATGGGTTAGGTGGGATAGAGATTCTGATTTAGAGTCTGGAATAAGTAATGCTGGAACTTCGTTTTTAGAAATACCTTTAGGTGATTGTAATAGAATAATAGCTGGTAGTTCTGAGTTAAGAAGTAGCGATGGAGGGTTTAGCAGTATTGGGACATCTGGGAACATATACACGTCATTTGGGGGTCAGCTAGTTTGGTATTTTAACGTACCATTTTTTGGAAAGCCAACATTGGAGGTTATATCTGGAGCGCCAGGAGATGAGGTTATGATTTATAATGCTTTTCTATCAAGTAATACAAGTAATACAACTCCAATAAACCCTGTATCCAATATTTATGATACTAGGTTTCTTATTCAGGAGAATAATACTCAGATACTTAAAGTTCAAAAGCAAAATAATGGTAACAAAAAGTATTTTTCCCCAACGACATCAGACCCTAAGACAAATACAGTCGACACTGCTAGAAGATCAATATCCAATCTTAATTCTGTAGATCATACTGAATTTAGTCATGATGGTGGATTTATTAATGATTCGGCTATTGGATTTAGCTGAGGTATTAGGTCTTATGGAAAAAGTCAGATCTGTTATAAATGTGACTGATATATGGGTTAATGTCCCTTTTACAGCAAGTATGAAAGCTATTTAATTACAAACGAGTATACTTGCGGATAGAAGTATAAAGCTAACTATAATTATTAATGTTGAAAAAATAAATACAAATGATAATATTGAATTTATAACATCGTTTTCAATATCAAAAATATCGGTAATTCGTATTATCAGTAAGTTAAGTATAAAAATACATAGAGAAATTGCAAAGATAATTATCATACCATAGCCTATAGTTAGAAAGTTTAAAGTAATACTGTTATTTATGATTATATTTTTACGTCCCTGGTATATATTTCAATCCAGCTTGTAACTGAGTTTCCTTATCGATTTGTTCCAATATACGTAGTATGTCTGACATCTGTTCTTCATTAGACTTTTTTGTACTATTGGATTTTAGTTCGATTTGCATGATGTTATTTAATTGTTTAATTAGCAAAAGAGTAATCTATTATACCTCTTTTACTAATTAATTGTAAAATTTATTTATAATATAATCCTTCTTTTCGTAAAATGGAAGTAATCTACCATTTTACGTAGCCCTATATCTACACTCTTTATTTGTACCCTTGGATTTACGTTTAATCTTTTGGTTTTTCTTTTGAGCATTAACTTTTTTCTTCATTTTTAATATAACCCCTCGCTATAAAGGATATTGTTGTCACCGCCACAACCACGTTCAATATCAACAGGCTGCCCGTACGCCTTGGCTATTATCATCGCCTCTTTACGCGTCATAAATTCACCAAATTGATTAATAAATCCTTGTTCTGCATCTTTTTTGTTCAAACCTCCGACGGCTTTAATTAAATCGGTCATTAATTTATCGTGATGTCTAGCACTAGGGATAATTAAATCACCATATCTATTTGCAGCGCAAACCACGAAAGGTCTTGGCTTTTTAATTCCGTTTTCTGTCCAGTAATCATTCATTTTTTAAAAACCATTGATGTAAGTTGTTACTTTTAATAACAGTCAGTGTCTATAAGCTCATAAAGTCTTTTAACAAAGGATATTAAATAAGCATTCCTTTTGCGTCTAAACCTTCTTGTTATTTTGCAGAGAGTCTTATCGCAAGCATATTCTCTTTTAATTCCAGGTATACCATAGGAAAATAAATAGCTACTACCCAAGGGTTTTTTGCAATAACTGCAAGTATTTTCAGCCATATCTTTGTTCCTCTCAAGTTTGTTAAGTCGTTATGTTTTTGAGCTATTTTTCATAATCAATTGCTTCACACGTCGAACGGGTGAGCTGGTTGTTATATTTCAAACAGGAATATCCATCCAAGACTGAACCATATTTGATGTATATTCACCAACATTAGAAATGTATTTATTCTCTGAGTCGCAGCCTCTTTCGTAAAGTTCGCATAATGGTGTAAATTTTCCAGCTTCTCTGTGTTGAGGGCTAATGAATATTCCAAGACAATATCTAAACTCCTCAACAATATAATCATCTGTTTCAGACGAGAAACCCATCATGTATTTTTGCACTCTTATTTTATTTCCAGCTTTCATTCTTATTCTCCTAAAACAAAAAATATAACAATTCGCTAAGCCAGATCGGTGCATAAAACGCGCCTCCCAGTGAGCTATTGTGTTATTTTTTTTGTATTAATATATTTTGCAGTTATATCTCGCATTTCTTTTATTAATCTCATTTGATATGCGGCTGAAGCCGTAGTGTTAACAAGCCCCCTCACTTCCAGCCCAGACTTCATATATTTCTCTCATTGCTGATCTTAATATTTCTATTTCTTCTTCTTTGTATGTCATGAGCAACCTCTTTTATTGTAAATGTGACTTTTTTCATAAACCACCGTTCCAGTCGTTCAACCCGCTCGGCGGGTTAACTTAGGGCTATGCTAGTTTTGATGAGGCTTTAATTGGTCCAGCCCACAAATAGGCATAAGACCAACTGATTATCTTTATATGTTAATTCCATAAAATCCTCTAAAACAAAAACAATGAAAACAATGGGTCAGGTTCAATTGAACCCACTGATGTTATTTATTATTTTTTTATAACCAATCGCTGCACTCTATGAGAGAGTGGGCTAAGGTCGTTATGTTGCTTTGTTTGCTGCATTTTCTCGCTCAATTACTAAACAAAAGTCTGTAATCAATTTTACATCCCTGTAACTCATTTTTGAAACCATGCATTTAACCGCGTCAAACCTCTTTCCATCATCATTATTCAACAGATTCAAAGCATTTTGATAGGGAAGTTGAGTTTTTACTTCTTCACATATACAAAAAATAAATTCCATGTGGCATTTTTTACATCTAGTCATAAAACCCCTCTGTGTAGTAGTGTCACAACATAACCATGCACTTCACTTGATAAAGACAAGTGGCTAGGTCGTTATGTGTAATTTGCATCATGTACACGCTCCTTAATAATATCCTTGTAGACTCTTTTAGTTACTACATTTTCAGAAACCTGATGTTCTTGCAAGAGTTCTAAAAATGAAGTTCGCCTGTATGAATGCTTCTTAGTTTCAATAGGGTAGTGTTCGCATCCAGTAATATAGCCATGACTCGTATCTATACATTCAACTCCACAATGCTCACAATTAAAACCACTCATTATTTTAAAATCCTCTGACGTTTTGCGCTACTTTTCATAACAACTAAATAACTAGGCTATCGCTAGTTATTTAGTTGTTATACGTCTGTAAATTTAACCAGTTCAGCAGGGTGATTCAAAACAGTACCATCTTTCAGTTCAATAATTGCAGTAGAATAGTTACCTACTTCAAACTCTAATTCTTCATAGTCGCAACCCCATTTATGAAACTTACCTTTATCAATTTCCTTTTTCAAACATTGCCCGTTTTTAGTTTTACTTCTATCCCAATCTAAAACAATTACCGGTCTTATTTTCATCGTTTACTCCTATTATTCAAAATCACGAAAATACCTTGCTATCGGTTGTTGAGGTATACCGTCTGTTGACATGTGGGCATATGTTATATTTATAAATGTTCCAATATATTCTTCTACGTTGTTTAATATTTCCCTTTTTTCAGTATGAGTTCCTGGAGCTAGAACTACAAATGATCTACCTGTAGCAGTTTTTAAAAGTAACCTGGCGAATCCATCCTTTGTTGAATTTATACCACAAATGATAAATTCCCCATCCAAAAACTGCTTGACTTTAATCATCGCTTTATTTCTTTTTCCACTCTGGTAACTGAAATTAGGCTGTCTAATAATTAGTCCCTCATAACCCTCTTCCCTAACATCGTTGAATAATCGAGTAATATTGATTTCTGTTATCCTCCAGGTTTTAACTACTCTTGCAAATTCACCCAGGTTATATTTTTGCAATTGAATTATCCGATCCTCAAAACAACGATCATTTACAGTATCATAACACCTATAGTCCAACTTTTTTGTATCCTTTTGTTTTCTCCTTACCCAACTATTTATAGTCTGTAAAGGTGTCTTATGGCTGTATAATTCACCGTCGATTGTTACCCCCTCAGGTATTTTTATACCATCAAGTATATGATCGATACAATCAAATATTTGACCAGTTTTTGAATAAGCATATAGCTTTCCATTTATATTTGTTATTAAGCATCTAAGACCATCATACTTAATCTGTACATGGCTATTCACAGAGTCAAAGTCAAAAACTTTAGCCATGGCCAACATTGGCCTTTTAAAACCTAAGGCATTTGTTCTTTCATTCGCTTCAGCTTCTTCAACAGATTTAACAAAGCCAGAATCTGTTTTTCTTTTTATTCTTGACTCTATTTCTAGCTGTACTTGTTCACGTTGTGTTCTGTTTGCCTTTGGTGTTACTTTAATAATCTTGTTTGTGATACTGCCACCTAGAAGGCCACTACTTGTGACTAAACCATAAGTTCCATAAGGCTCAATACCCCACACCCGAATATTATTTTTTGCATCTCTTGCATATAATTTTGTCATTTTCTATTGCCTATTTGTAGATTGAATTACTAATAATATTCGCTTGTGTCACAAGGAACAAAAGCAAGTTCTATAAAAATAAGTTTTGCATTTTTAATCTTATTTTTTACAAGATGAAGTTCAGCTATTCTTTTATTTCTATTACCTGCGATAACATAATTTTTATAAATAAGCCCCCCTTCTTTGGGTTTCCACCTATGCACCAGCACCATATATTTTTATGCACTTGAACAACATCTTTTGGATTTATCAAATCTATTTCTGAGTATTTATTCATTACCACCCCACCTAGAATGGCATTGATAAATTATTAGTGTACACAGAATCAAGTGATTTTTGCTCACTATACCCAACACGATAATGGAAGTCTGGTGATTGTTCTGGCTTACATAATGATGCATCTAGCATACCTTGTAATCGCTTTATTTTATTGTTAGCACGGATTAAATCCGCCAATTCATTATCAATCACATAATCACTGTTAATAGTTTATTGAAATGTGCTGTATTTTGTATTTACTAATTAGTGAAATTATTATTTTTGCTGTCTTTGTATCAATTCCTTCTGCAACAAATGAATTAAGAGCCTGACTATTTATAGTTCTTTTGTGGTTTAAATCATTATTGCGCCTATTAATCTCTTTTTGCTTTCTATGTTCTTCTTGCTTTATGTTATTCTCTATACGATCAGCTTCAGCTCTTGCTCTTCTTTCAGCTTCTAGTACAGCATTTCTTTTATCACGATCTGCATTAGCTTTATCTTGTAACTTTTCTTTTTCTAGTCGTTCGGCCTTAGCTATTGCTTCCGCTTCAAATCTTCTTGCTTCATCAATTTTTCTTTGTGATTCTTGTTCGGCCTTTAATTTTGCAGACTCTGCAGCTTCTTTTTTAATTCTTTCTTCATTCTTCAGTCGTTCTTTTTCTGCTTCTTCATAAGCTATTCTTTGTTGCTCAGCTTCTTCTTTTTCCCTTATTAATCGTTCACGCTCGGCTATTTCCATTTCTTTGTTAAAAATAGAATCAAGATTAAGTGCTTCTTCATAAGCTATTATTAATTCATTTTCTAGCTTTTCTTTTTCAATGCGCTCAGCCTCTTCTTTCTCCCATTCAGTTAATGGCTTCCTTACTCTATCTCTAAGTAGGTCAAGAAAATCTCTTGATGCTTTCCTGGATGAATCAACTAACTTTGCTTTTGTTTTCCATTCAGCAACCAAGTCTTTACCTGCGTTATCTAGTACTATTTTAGAACTGGCAACTTTACGCGCTAATGATGCAATTTCTTTTCTCGATGTAACTGTAGATAAATCAGGAACAAAGGATAGAACTTCCTGCTCAATATTATGAAGCACCTCATCAAGACCATCACCGGTGAAGATTTCTATTGGATTTATATCATTTACTGTTATTAATTCTTGTTTCATATAATCGCCTCTAACATTATTTATTATGTTTGTTTTTAATCAAAAAAAGCGGTAATGTTTAGCTTTAGTATATTTGTCAGAATATACTAATTCCCATTCTCCACAAACTAACTTTTCTAACCTAAACGATTTTGTCCCTAAACTGCAACGTATCTCCTTATCAAAAGTAAGTCTATTTGGATAAAATGCTTCTTGTTTATATCCCTGCTTTATCAAATATTCTTTAAATTGATGTTTCGTCATTTTTCAGTACCTGGTTTTATTATTGAGTATACACTCTGTCTAAACTTTTGCCATTTATTTAGATCATTTTTTATAGTAGCTTTGTAATATTTCGGTTTGAGTTTAATTCTCATTCTACCCTTATCATTTGTTAATATATTTTTATTAACTTTATTAACCACCCAGCCAGACTTAATTAAGTGCGCCCTAAATTCCTTCCTGTTCATTTTTTAGCCTCATCTATAATAACAGATGTCCCACTCTCAAATAAGTATAACAGACGATGTATCTTATTTTTACCCCCACGTATGTGTATGTCATAACCAAATAATGTTCCCGGCATACCGGGAAACTCTATATCTTTAATCCATAAGTACTTGCCTTGACTATCCCTGAGCTGTCTACATCGAAGGTAAGTAATTTCATCCATTTCCCATATCACCTGGGGGGGGGCGTTATGTAATAAATCTATAGATCTTTCAAAAATATCATTCATACTTATCCCCGTTAAATCATAGAATACTATCTTTCAAACCACAATGAAGTTGCAGTGGTAGCTACCTGCAAGAACTCCTGCTCCTTTTTCATTTATCACCTGTTTTTATTCTTATATTCAGGGTTTGGGATAAATTCAATCTGTCCTCTGTAATCAATGTGCATGTGGTTCACTTCAATAGCCTCGCCAGTTCTAACGTGCATCCGTCCGTGGGCGGCTCGTGATGCCCCGTTAGCCCCGATACGGTTGCCGCAATAAGGGCAAACGTATTTACAGTAGGTTTTTTGCCCACTCATTAGATTAAACCCCAAAGTAATAGTTAGCCGACTCATTTGCATCTGTTTTTGTTACGTGTTCTGAAAAACATTTAAACATTAGTTCGCCTTCTTTCAAGTATTTCAAATCCCATTTTTTTCCATCTTTACATATTCTTAGCTTTACAGTATCCATCATAAAGCTACCGCTAGCTTCATAGTAATGAGCTGATTTTTTGAATTTAATTTTAGTCATTTTATTCCCTTGTTTTGCGTCTTTTTAAAGTATGGGTAATTATAACACAGTTAAATAATAAAAGTACAGTTATTTAATTAAATTTATCAATTATTTTATTTGCCTGGTCTATATAAAATTGGTAGTTAATATCTGCACCCTCTAAATCATCAATGTGCATGCAAGGAATAATATCATATCCGGCATTAATTGAAATGGTCCTATCCTCATACTTCGACTTATTCTTAGTATTAATCCTTTCGTCCCATTTAGATCCTACTTGTTCTTTTATAAAGTCATAATAGTCATTATCTAAACTATTTGCCCGTTTATAGTCGCCTACTTTGCCCTTTGCTGGCATTATCTTGGTCAGCTGACTTCCATCATCTGATACAACATACCGCAATGTAGAGGGAAAATGAACACCCGACCACATTAACCTTGATGTTTTAGGAACCTTTAAAGCGATCATAAAATCATATAAAGTAGCATGAGATTCTATAAATGACTGAACAGACTGCCCTCGCACAAAGTAGGCTGTCAAGGCCTTGGCTACAACCTGCATTGAATGATTCTGGTGCCATCCAATTTCATCGCCGTAACAAAAAGCCCCTTTTCTTTTTAAACCACCGTCATATTCAGCAATATAATTATTAACGTCCCTTACCCAAAATCGAGAATAATTAACTGTTTCTAATTCTAGATTAGTAATATTTTCCCATTTCTTGCATTCTTGCTGACAAAGATCAATAAACTCGTTATCAACAGAATAAGTTATACCATCTGTGTTGCATTGAACAATCTCAAGAGTTGGTATTTTTAACAACATATCTACAAGCATCAATAACGATAATTGACCACTTATTGTTATGGTTAATAAGTATTTTATGTCATAGAAAGGAGAATACTTATTGCCGCTATTTCCATAAGTCCCATTTAATGCAATCTTTAAAGCCGCGTTCAATGCAGATGATTTAGGGCATTTATTTCTTTCAAGATATAACTTTTCATAGATATAACAAAACTGCTCGCTTAAATGAGCAGGGTATATTTGATTTTTTATAGCTAGATTAGGGTAATAACTTTTTACATCTACATCTACTATTGAACGTTTGTTAGTAGTTAATATAGATTTATTACTTACTGAGGCATGTAAACCTCCAACACCAAATATATATTCGACATTGTTAACAATACATTTTAAATCTTTAAATACACCTTTGGTATCGCTAATTATTTTATTTTCAAATATTTTTAAAATCCCTTTAAACTCATAATTCTCAAAGTTGATGTAAGGTAGTATACAATCTACTAAAGATACATCCTTTCTTATAGTTTGGATAGCTTGCCGCTGGCCGTTAGTATACCCAAAACATCTCACCCCTTCTTCTTCTAATGATTTTATAAATATTTGAGAACCAATTTTAGAATCAGAATGATTTAACATATCGACGCCATATATCTCTGATAAATCATACCTTAACTGGATTTGTTCTTTTGATTCTTTATAAAAATTAAAAGTAGATAATACATCATGCTTATTATATTCAATAAGTGTATCCATTTGCGCATCTGTTAGCACCGTACCTGGTTTAAAAGGTAAGTCTTCAACGTTTGACATCTGCATATTTATTTCTAACATTTTTAAAGATGTTAAACGTGCAGCATTGTCAAAATGATGAACCTTCATTAAGTCTAGTTGTTTGATTAGTGGTTTTCGTACTATATTTGTATGCCTTAAATTCCAATGTGTGTTTATTAATCTTTGTGCCACACTGTATATGTCTTCAACAGTTAGGTTATCATAATTATTCATAATATAATGTATAATCGGATAATCAAAACCGAGGTTATTAAATCCAACCATTGTTTTGTTATCTGTATATACCGTACT